AAACTCTCGTCGATTGCCCGTCTCAATACCCCTATCGTCCCTATCATGGACAATATGTTCATGGACTTCTTTTTCTTCTTCGTCCCAAATCGTCTCGTATGGGATCAATTTCAGCTCTTTATGGGCGAGCAAAAGAATCCTGGGGACTCCACCGATTACGTCGTTCCTACGGTTTAGGCCGATATAACCGATGGCTTCGCGATCGGTTCCTTGGCCGATTATTTCGGCCTCCCGACCGGGGTTCCCGGTCTTACTGTTAATGCCCTTCCCTTCCGTGGATACAACCTAATTTTCGACGAATGGTTCCGTGACCAGAATCTGGTCGATTCTGTCAAAGTGGAACACGATGAAGGGCCTGACGACATCACGAGTTACAACCTTCTCAAACGTGGCAAGTGCCACGACTATTTCACTTCCTGCCTTCCTTGGTTTTAAAAGGGTCCAGGTGTTGAGCTTCCTTTGGGTACCGAGGCCCCTGTCATTGGTAACGGTATAAGCCTCGGTTTCCTGGACGGTACCACAGGAGGTTATGGTATGGCCACTAGTGGCTCCTATGCCGAATTTGGTCAAGGACACTATGGCGTTGATATTGGTGATCTCACTCAATACGGGCAACACTCCGTCCAACACGCTGCTATGGGTGTTTCTACAAATCCAGCGACTTCTGGGCTGATTGCTGATCTGAGTGAAGCCATCGGCCCCACTATCAACTCGCTTCGCGAAACGTTCCAACTTCAAAAGCTTCTCGAGCGTGACGCCAGGGGCGGAACTCGGTACACTGAGATTATCAAGAGCCACTTTCGCGTCAATTCCCCGGACTCTCGCTTGCAGCGTCCCGAGTACCTGGGCGGTGGTTCCCGCTCTATCCAGGTTACTCCTGTGGCCCAAACGACTCAAACACTAGAGTCAGGATCCCCTCTCGGCACTCTTGGTGCTGTCGGCTACCACGCTCAATCTGGTGTTGGTTTCACGAAGTCATTCGTGGAACATGGCTACGTCTTCGGTTTTGTACAAATCCGTGCCGACATCACATACCAGACCGCCTTAAATAAAATGTGGTCGCGTTCTACGAAGTACGATTTTTACTGGCCGGCCCTGTCCCACCTGGGCGAGCAGGCCGTTCTCAACAAAGAGATCTACGCTCAGAATACTGCTGCCGATGAGGATGTCTTCGGTTATCAAGAACGCTGGGCGGAATACCGCTACGCTCCATCTCTGATTACTGGGAAGATGCGTTCTGTGGATCCTACGTCTCTCGATGTCTGGCACCTGTCGCAAGATTTCGCCGAGTTGCCGGTACTGAACAAGGATTTCATCGAGGAAAATATGCCGATCGAGCGTGTGGTCGCCGTCGTTGACGAACCGACCTTCACATTCGATGCGTTCTTCGATATCTCCGCCACCCGACCGATGCCTGTTTACTCCGTACCTGGGCTTGTCGATCACTTTTAGGAGGTACACAAGTGGGATTTTTCAAGGACGTACTTGGTGATGTCAACTCTGCCATTGGCTCCCCTTTGGGGGGCCTCGGTGCTTCTGCTCTTACTGCGAAACAGGCTTCTGATGAAGCCACGTTCAATCGTAAATTTCAAGAGCGGATGTCTAACACTGCCCACCAGCGTGAGGTTGCTGACCTGCGTGCTGCTGGGCTTAACCCTATTCTGTCTGCTGGTGGTAAAGGCGCCTCTACGCCGACTGGCTCTACACCTTCTCTCCCCGATATGTCTGCGGGGATCTCCCGTGGTGCTTCTTCTGCCCTTCAACGGGCTAATACTGCCAAAGCTAATGTCTCTGCTACTCTGGATCAAAACATGCTGGACTTTTACAATAGTCTGCCCAAGTGGATGCAGGACATGACCGACGCCTCGAGGCTCAACTCTCAGACTGGTGTTGGCGACGAAGCTGCCTCGATCATTACTGGCTTAGGCACTACGGCGAAGAACGTCTTCGGTGGCTTCAAGAAAGGTATCGCCAATATCCGCAATAAACTGCGAGGCACAAGCAAGGTCGCCAAAAAGCCTGTCAACGCTGCCAGGGCGCTTGAGATCGAGAAGGGCTACAAGCCTGGATCCGGTATCTATAAAAACTGGCGTAACCGTAAAGTCGAGCACCTGCAACACAAGGGTGCGACTATTGGCCTCAACGAGGCCGAAACTATCGAATTGTTCAAACTTATGAAGGAGCTGCAATGAGACGGAAACGTATGAAGCGCAGTCGTAGTCGAAAACTGTTCAAACGCACAAGTGGAAGTAATCGCAGGAACTCGCGTTCTTCTCCTATGCGTGGTGGATATCGACTCTAACCCAAGACAATGAGGGTTGTAGCCCCTTCGGCATAAAATCGCGTCGGCCCTGCGCAAGCAACTGAGGGCTGACCTATTTTCTGTTGAAGGGGCGTTCCCTTTTCGGACAATATTACGGAGGCTTTTGTATGACTTGTTATCACCCAATCAAAGCCTACCGGGCAATTAATAAAAAAACCGATAATGGCAAATCTGTGATTTGTTTCAACCACTCCGACGTATCTGACTGCCCTTTCGAAACTCTACTTCTTCCTTGTTCAAATTGTAGCGGATGCCGTATGGATCGCTCTAAATCCTGGGCTATTCGTTGCATCCATGAAAGCTCCCTCTATGACAATAACTGTTTTATTACTCTCACTTTTAACGACGATACTATCAACTCTCGCGGAACTTTAGTGAAGTCCGACTTTCAAAACTTTATGAAGCGGCTGCGTAAACGCTTCTCGGGTATACAACCCGTCTCAAAAATAACACATGAGGTCTATTCGATGAAAGACCTTGAATTTATGGAAATGGACGGTACTGCTCAGAATGATGACATCCACTATCCTATTCGCTTCTTCCATGCTGGTGAGTATGGGGATGAATACTCTCGGCCTCATCACCATGCTTGCTTATTTAACTTTGATTTCACTGACAAGGTACTTATTGAATCGCGTGGTTCCAATCACTATTACCGCTCTGCGGAACTTGAGAAACTATGGCCCTTCGGCTACTCGATGGTAGGCCATGTCACTGTCGATTCTGCTGCCTACGTCGCTCGTTATATCCTCAAGAAGATGAACGGCAAACTTGCCGACGATTGGTACAAAAGGTATGACTTACAGACCGGGGAAGAATACCAACTTCAACCGGAATACACGACTATGTCTCGTCGTCCAGGGATCGCCGCATCCTGGTTCAAGAAAAACCCTTCCTCCGTGTACCCGAAAGACTATGTAACCGCAGGAGGAAAATCCTTCAAAGCGCCTCGATTTTACGACAATATGTTCGAATTAAGCAATCCAGAGGAGTTCCTCAAAATAAAGAACAAAAGAAAGCTGGATTCTATGCTCAATGCTGACGATAATACTCCTGCACGCCTTCGCGTTCGTGAGAAGGTGCTGCTATCAAAACTATCTAGGTTAGTGAGGACTTACGAGAATGATCACTAAAATGTATTCTGTGTATGACAAAAAAGCCAAAATCTTCAACACGCCTGTCTTTCTGCACAATAACGCTGTTGCATGTCGAGCCTTTGGCGAACTGGCTAACAATCCTGATCACCCATACGGCAAACACCCTGGTGATTATGAGTTATGGTTAATTGGCACTTATGACGACTGTTGTGCCCTGACCTGTCCTCAGATCGAGAAAACCCATATCATCGACTTTGCCGATCTTGTCGGAGTCCCAGCATAATGAGAATGATCTATTCTCTGCTGATTCTAACCATAGGGGGCTGCGTATTTTACGTGGCCCCCTCTTTTCATTTGAAAGGACATAAGATGGAAAAACTAATTGACAAGCGTGCCGATGGCTCGCGACGTGTAGCCTTCATCACCGATGCGGGCTCTGTGGTGGAAGGACACCACAAGAACGAGGTGGATATCAACTCCATCATGCGGAAATACCGTGTAACGGGTTTCCTCGAATCCAATGCTTCGGAAGGTCAATATGGAGACTTTACCGATGCCTGCGACTTCCATACCATGAAAAACCGCATTATTGAGGCCGAAAGCGACTTTGCTCGCCTTCCTGCTCATCTGCGAACCCGCTTCAACAATGATCCAGGGCAATTGCTCTCATTCCTGGATGACCCTCAGAATCTCTCAGAGGCCCAGGAGCTCGGTTTATGCCCGAGGCCTATACCTGAGCCTCCAGCAACGCCAACGCCTCCTACAGAGGCTCCTACGCCGCTTAAAGCGGCCCCC